TTATATCAAAAGAATCAGATGAACAAAACGCATTAGGTGCATTACGTGACCGATATGGTTGGGTAGATACACCTTTGTCTACAAAAGACACAGACCATCCTGTTATGATGAAAGTTAAAAACATCGTAGAAGGTATGGGCATAGGTCTTATATTTGATGGACTTGCATATGCCTTAAAGAAGGGCAGCAAAGAGTCTGTAGATCAGATTATAAACCGAAATAAAAGTCTTAAGAATCAGCACATACAGGCTGGTATTGCACAACTAAGACAGGGTGATGCTGAGTTTAGAGCAGACAAAAACTTACCACTAGCAGAACCACATCAATCTGCACATATATCAGAAGTAGAACCACAGGTAGCTAGAGAACAGCTATCTAAAACTCGTACAGACTGGGGCTCAGAAGAAGGATCTACAGGTAGTGTAACAACACCAGTAGAACGTGAGCGTATAGCACGAGAAGGTGCAACAGATGATGAAACAGTTGAACGTATTTTACGTGGTTTATTTAGCAGTGAGAAGTTTGCAAAAGAATTAGAAAAGGCAAAAGGTAGTAGAAAAGCTTTAGCTGCTACATACAGAGAAGCTATCGAAGCACATCAACGTATTACACAGGGTAGAAATCCTGTAGATATGTCACCAGAAGAATATCTAAAAGAGCTGTTTGAAACTAACGATGTTATTGATGGTTTTGAAAACTGGACATCTAAGAACGTAGTTGTTGCTGACCTTGTACTAGGTACACTAATGAAACAGCTACGTGATACTGGTATTGCTGGTAGAGAAATAGCAGATTTAGTTGATCTAAATGACATAGATGGCCCAGCTAAGCAGATTGTAGATACTATGCTAACCGCATTGTACCAAACAAAAAAAGCAAGATTTATTAAGTCTGACTCATTTAGAGCTTTGGGTGCTGGTAAAGCTAGAAAAGAAGCACTTGAAACTGTAGTAAAACAAGAAGTAGAAGATGCAAAAGAAGCTATAACGTCTGTACTAAATCTTGCAAAAGATGATGCGGACGATAACTTACTGAACGCACTGTTTGAAGCATTTTCTATGATGGATGATGTTAACTCACTTGACGACTTTGATAATCTTATGCGTACCTTGCTAAAAGGTGGTAAGTTAAAACCTAATGGTGTAGATCGTACTGGTGCTATTATTAGAGAACTAGAAGGTGTAATGACTAACAGTATTTTATCTGGCCCTAAAACTCCAATGCGAGCTATTATGGGTACATCAACTGCAACATTACTAAGACCTCTTGCAACTGCGTTAGGTTATGCTGTAAAAGCACCATTTACTGGAGACACTCGTGGACTAAGAGCAAGTCTTGCAGCTGTCAACGGTATGGTAGAAGCTATACCAGACTCGTTTAGAATATTTAGAACAAAACTAAATTCTTACTGGAAAGGTGATATAAGAACTATTAAAACACGTTTCTCTGATTATACTAGAGGTGACGATAACTGGGAGATACTACGTAGATGGGCAGAAGATAGTGGTAGAGCTACACCCGGAGAACAAGCAGCCTTTCGTATGGCTAACATGGCTAGGTCTATGAACAATAGCAACTTGTTAACATACTCTACAAAGATTATGGCTGCAACTGACGATGCCTTTGCATATGTATTAGGTCGTGCTAAGATGCGTGAAAAGGCTATGCGTAGAGTTATGGAGCTACAAGAAGGTGGTTACAAAACACCCAAGGTAACTAAAGAGTTAATGAGAGCATACGAAGATGACTTCTATGCACAA